TGCCAAATGTCATAGAAGCTGTTAAAAAGTTTTCATTGCTATCAACAATAGTAGATGCTGTAATTGTTTCAGACTTGTTAGTATGTTACTCAAACGCTTACATATACTGTTACTGATGAACAAACTAACAAGTCTGAAACAATTACAGCATCTACTATTGTTGATAGCAATGAAAACTTTTTAACAGCTTCTATGACATTTGGCAACAGCAACGCACCATTTAGAGAAGGACACTTTTACACACTAGAGGTTTTAAATGGCAGCACATTAGTATATAGAGATAAATTGTTTTGTACAGCACAAGCACCTGTAACACAAAGCAGGTATAATGTAAATAAAGACGTTTACGATACAAACGATACACACAATAACGATTATATAGTATTATGATACACGCTTTAAGTTTATCGAATTATGTTAGCCCTACTATTGAAGAAAAAAAGGGTAAGGCATTTGTAACATACGGAGATAAAAACTCATACTTTCAGTACCTAATAGACCGTTACAATGGCAGCCCTACAAACAATGCTGTTATAAACGGTATTAGTGAAATGATATACGGCAAAGGATTAGATGCTACTGACAGCAACAAGAAGCCTGATGCTTACGCACAAGCCATTACACTATTACATAAAGACTGTTTACGCAAACTATGTGCAGACCTTAAATTGTTTGGTCAATGTAGTATGCAGGTAATTTACAGTAAGGATAGAAAAAAGATAGCAAGGGTTGAGCATATACCTGTTGAACAACTAGCTGCTGAAAAGTGCAACGATAAAGGAGAAATAGAAGCATATTACTACTCTAATGATTGGGCTAAATACAACCGTATTAACCAAGTAAAGCGCATACCTGCTTTTGGTATGAGTAATGAAGCTATCGAAATTGTTTACGTTAAGCCTTACAGAGCAGGATACAAGTACTATGCCACCCCTGACTATCAAGGTGGGTTGCAATATGCAGACCTTGAAGAAGAAATATCTAACTTCCATATAAATAACATACAATCAGGATTAAGTCCTAGTATGCTTATTAACTTTAATTCAGGTACTCCTAGTGCAGAAGAAAGGGAACAGATAGAAAGACGCATCTATGATAAGTTTTCAGGAAGTAGTAATGCAGGTAAGTTTATACTATCGTTTAACGACAGCCCTGAAACAGCAGCTACAATAGACCCTGTACAATTAAGTGATGCACACAACCAATATCAGTTTTTAAGCGATGAGAGCAGCCGTAAGATACTTGTAGCGCACAGGGTAGTATCTCCTATGCTTTTGGGTATTAAAGACAATACAGGGCTTGGAAACAACGCAGAGGAGTTAGAAACAGCCACAAAGCTAATGATGAACTTGGTTATTAAACCTTTTCAGAACTTACTAATAGAAGCGTTTGATGAAATACTAGCTTATAATAATATATCTCTTAACCTATACTTCAAGACACTACAACCTTTAGAGTTTATAGAAATTGACAAAGAAATTGTTGATGATGAAACACAAGAAGAAGAAACAGGTGTAAAGTTAGCAAGTGATTTAGATAAATTTGTAGACACAGATATTGCTGATGCTCTTATAGATTTAGGACAAGATGAAGAAGAACTACTAAAGGACTTTGAAGTTATAGATGAACAAGAAGTAGACTATGACAATGATGATGACCTAAACCAAAAGATTAAGGAGTTAAACGAGCAAACTAATCTAGCTAGTACAGGTAGTGCCAAGCCATATAGTGAAAGCAAACAAGATGGTAAGTCTAAACAAAAAGGTCAAGAGGACAAAACATATTTAGTTAGATATATGTACAACCCTGCAAAGACTAAAGACACATCTAGAGAGTTTTGCAAAAAAAAATGGTAAGTGCTAAAAAGGTATATCGTAAAGAAGATATAAACGCTATGACAAGTAAAGTTGTAAATGCAGGTTTTGGAAAAGGTGGTGCTGACACATATTCTGTCTGGTTATTTAAGGGCGGAGCGAGATGTAATCACAAATGGTTTAGACGCATTTATGCACGCAAAGAAGGCTCTAAAAGTCTAGGTAGTGTAATTAGTACAACAGAAGCTAAAAGTCAAGGATTTAAGCCTGAAACTAACGCACAAAAAGTACCTGTCGCACCTAAAGATATGAAGTATAAAGGTTATACTGCTGCTTATTGGAATAAAATGGGATTTAAAAACTAGATATGGCAACAGCATTATTTATAAACAGAACAGACCTTGTTAAGAATAGTATCCTTGATGGTAATGTAGATACCAATAAGTTTATACAGTTTATCAAGATAGCACAAGAGATACACGTAAGAAACTACACAGGTAGTAAACTATACGATAAGCTACAAGCTGATATTATTGCGGACAATCTAACAGGCGATTACCAAACACTTGTAGATGATTTTCTTGCGCCAATGCTTATCCATTTTGCTATGGTAGAGTATTTGCCTTATTCAGCTTATCAGTTAAAGAATGGTGGGTTATTTAAGCACACAAGCGAGAACGGAGAAACACCTAGTAAAGATGAGGTGGACTTCTTGGTACAAAAAGAAAGAAACCTAGCGGAATACTATACAACAAGATTTATAGACCATATGAGTTTTAACAGTAATTTATTCCCTGAATATAACAATAACTCTGATGACGATGTGTACCCTGACAAAGATAGTTTATTTAATGGGTGGGTTTTATGAGAATGTACAAACCAAAAAGTAAGAATATAGTTAAACTAAAAAAGTATATAAATGCCAAACGAAATATATCACAAAAGCAATTGGGGAAACGCTAACGCAGGGGGGTTTGGCGATGTGTACTTTGATGCAGCAGCAACAAACAAGCTGTACAATCACTCTGACTATTACGAGAACTCTAACGGCACAGATAAGATATTAAGAGACTTAAGTAACAAAGCTAGTATAGTCTTAACACCTACTGCATATTCAGATGGTAGCTTAAATACTGTAATACCGCCTTATCAGGTCTTGCCACAAGAATTAGTTACTAATGGAGATTTTTCTAATGGCACTACAAATTGGACACTTGATGATGCAAGTAATGGTAGTATATCAGTAGTTGATGGCAAATTAGAAATTGTATCTAACGGTGGCGCAGGTTATCCTGTTGTTAAGCAAGGCATTTCAACTTCAATAGGAAAAAAATATAGTGTTACTTTTAGTGTTACTAACAATACAACAGGTTTTTGGTTTAGAGTAGATAGTTCTGAAAGTGGTTTAGGAGGGTTTGAAACTTTTTATGCTAACGATAAAACTTCATCAATAAACTTTAAAGGAGAATTTACTGCAATATCTACAACATCTTATCTTAAAATATTTGCGGAACAAAATGATGCAGGTAGTTTTGAAATAGACAACATATCCATAAAAGAAATACAAGAAGCCGACTTTGACTTTAGTAGAGGTTCAAGTGCTACACGAGTAAACGAGCAAGGACTTATAGAGGACGTACAGATATTAAGTGGAGAGCTTGTAACCAATGGTGGGTTTGACACAGATAGCGATTGGGCTTTTGGCACAGGGTGGTCTATTGCGAATGGCAAAGCGAGTTGTGATGGTAGTCAAACAGGTAATTCTGATTTATATCAATTAAATGTTTTTACAGTTGGTAAGCTATATCGTTTAACTTTTGATTTATTAGATTATTCCGCAGGTAACATAAGAATAAGATGCGGTACAAATACTGATGTTTTTAGATTTGCAAATGGTACATATACTGTTGAAATGATTGCTCAAGGAGATGCTGTTTTAAGATTGCAGGCAGATGCTAATTTTATTGGCTCAATAGACAACGTATCAGTAATAGAAATAACAGACGATACAGACTTACCAAGAATAGATTATACATCAGGGTTTGGTAGTTTATTGTTAGAGCCACAGAGGACTAATAGCTTACTTTATTCAAATTTATTCACTTGGTCAGGTTGGTCAAAAGCAGGTGCAGGTACAGGAAGCGCACCTACTGTAACAGGTGATTATGCAATTTCTCCTGATGGAAGTCAAAACGCATCAAGATTACAATTAGACAAAGGTTCAGGCACTACTACAAGTGATTATTCTTTTATGTACGAAACTGTTACAAGTGTAGGCACAGGTTCAATATCTATATGGATGAAAAGTAATGATAGTAATACATATCAAGTTGCTTTAAGAGAGTCAAACTTTATTGTTTGTGATGTAACCCCTGAATGGCAGAGATTTGAATTAAATAACCAAGCATCTACAAATGAAATTCAAATTATGTTAAGGGGTACTTATGGCACTTCTAATAATGCTGATATACTTATATATGGCGCACAACTCGAAGAAGGAAGCTACGCAACTTCCTACATACCAACAAACGGTTCAACAGTAACTCGCTCTGCTGACGTAGCAAACAATAGCGGTAATGCTGACTTAATAAACTCAATAGAGGGGGTTTTGTATGCGGAAATAGAAGGTTTTATTAGTACTGATACAGTAGAACAAAATAGATATATAACATTAACCAATGGAATAAGTAATCAAAGGGTGGCATTGTTGCTTGGTGGTAATACCAATCAATTAAGAGCAATCGTATATAGTAACACACAAGGTATAAATCTATCTTTTACGACATCATTAACTGATGTAAAGCAGTTTAACAAATTGGCAGTTAAATACAAAAGTGGAGATTATGCCTTCTTTTTAAACGGTACTAAAATTAGTAGTAGTTCTGAAACAAGTATTTTTACAGCAAATACACTTAATGATATAAGTTTTGATGTTGGTGGTGGTACACAACAATTTAGAGGTAAAACAAAAGAACTTGCAGTATTTAAAGAAGCATTAACAGATGCAGAGTTGGAAAATTTAACAAGTTGGGTTAGCTTTAAAGAAATGGCTACTGATTTAGAATACACATTAGAATGATATACGACAAGGCATCTTTAGTACAAATACCTAGTGGCTACAAAAGTGGTACACTATACTCTGTTGTGCCTAATACTGCTGATGGAGATTTTACAGTAACAGGTGACCCAGAGGGCGAAGCTACAAGAGTAAACAAAGACGGTCTTATAGAAAGCGTAGTAGCAGACCAAGCAAGATTAAATTATAACCCTTCTAGTCCACAAGACCCACATTTACTTTTAGAGCCTACAAGGACTAATAGCCTACCTGAAAGTCAAAACTTTTCTACTAATTGGGTTGCGGCAGGTTCAACCGTAAGCAGCGGTATATCTTCTCCTGATGGCGGTACAAACGCTTATTCTTTAATTGAGGGCACAGCAACAGGTGGTAAAATTATATATGATACAATAAGCGTAAGCGCAGGTAGTGTTACTTATAGTTTATTTATGAAAAAGGGCGATAAAAGATATACTGCCCTATTATTAAGTGGTGTAGTTTCTACTTCAATGTTTAATGTTGATTTAGAAAATGGAACAGGCACAACTGCAACAGGTTCTTTTGATAGTACAAGTATAGAGGAATATCCTAATGGATGGTATAGAATTTCTGTTACAGCAACCGCAACAGCAGGAAACTTAAACTGTAATGTTTATTTAATGAATGGCGCAACCTATAACGACAGAAACTATACAGGAAACGGAACGGATAAAACGTATATTTTTGGCGCACAATTAGAAGCAGGAGACTACCCAACAAGCTACATCCCAACAAGCGGTTCAGCAGTTACAAGGACAGTAGACAAGTGCCTAAATGCAGGAGATGCTAATTTGTTTAACGACAGTGAAGGTACGCTGTTTGTTGATTTAGAAAACTTTGATGCAACAGTAAGGGAATTAACTTTGAGTTCTGGTTCTGCTGACAATAGGATAACAATTTTGTTCTATGGCAGCACTTTTGGCTCTCCAAATAGAATACGTTTTTATTTAACAAGTGATGGTTCTGTACAGGCAGATAGTTCATTTGCGGTATCATATACTTTTAATCAAAGAAATAAAATAGCTTTTAAATATAAACAAAACGACTTTAAAGCGTATATAAACGGCACACAAGTATTTTCTGATACAAACGGAAATACACCTATTGGTTTATCAGATTTTGAATTTTCTGACTTTAATGGCACTGGTGGTTTTATTGAAGGCAAAATACACCAAGCAATGGTGTTCAACGAAGCACTAACGGATAGCGAACTACAAACACTTACAAGTTAATTATGGCGAATACATTTAATTTAGGAAACGGTAATTGGGCAACAAAAGAGGAAGCACTACTTGCGTATAATGCCGAAAACGACAACTACAAACCACTACCTTTTGACTTTGACAGGGCATCAACTGCAACTGTTGTAAACAAGAATGGTTTAATAGAAACAGTAGGCACAGACGAACCAAGAATTGACTTTCTAAACAACACTAAAGGGCATTTGTTATTAGAGCCAAGTAGAACTAATTTATTTTCAAATTCTAATTTATTTACAAGTTGGGCAAAAGAAGCCACCGTTACTTTAACTCCCAATTATGGTATAAGTCCTGATGGTACTCAAAATTCTACAAGAATGCAAATGAGTGAAAATGATAGTATTTACGTAAGTACCACAAGTGGATTAACCGCAAGCGTTTACGTTAAAGGGTTACAAGGAGAAACTATAAGATTATCAAACGGTTCTTCGGTGATACACACATTAACGGGTCAATGGGATAGAATAGAAGTTTATGATAGCGGTTCAGTTTCAACCTTAATGACAATTAACACTTATTTAGGTGCAACCGCAAGAGACATTGAATTGTTTGGCGCACAAAGAGAAGCAGGAAGCTATGCCACTTCGTATATACCAACATCAGGAAGTACTGCTACAAGGAGTGCGGAAACTTGTAATAATGCAGGTAACTCAAATGTATTTAATGATAGTGAGGGAGTACTATATTGGGAGTGTTCATCTTTATATAACGATTTAACAAACAGAATTATATCTGTTTCTCAAGGTAATCAAAACAATACTGTTCAGTTATATTTTGACGCTTCGTCTAATAGAATTAGGGGTACTGTAAGGGCAGTTGATGGAACTTATCAATGTGTATTAAACTATACTGTTTCAGATACTACTGACTACATAAAAGCTGCTATAAAGTACAAGGCTAATGACTTTGCTCTATGGGTAAATGGTGTAGAAAGAGCAACAGACACGAGTGGAAACGCACCAACGGGATTAAGTGAAATTAGTTTTGATAGCGGTTCGGGTTCTTTAGATTTCTACGGAAAAGTAAAAGACATACGAGTGTACAACATAGCATTAAGCGATAGCGAATTACAAGCATTAACAACGTAACAATTACACCTATAATAACAACAAGAGTAAAATAACTAAAAGTTAATATAAAATGAAATATTTATTCAAGAAGTATGAATTTGAAAGCCAAGATTTGGCTGAAACAAGAATAGCTGCATTACCACATACAGAAGATGAGGAAGGCAACGAACACCCTTCGCACAGCCATACGGTTGTTAAATTAGGTTATATCTTTACCGAGCAACCTACATTTGATGAAGATGGAGAGCTACTAACAGAGGGAGTACAATCAGATATGTACTCTGTTGATGTTCTATGGAACGCATCAGAGATTACTGAAACTGATGAAGAAGGCAATCAAGAGATTGACTATCCTTATGGTTGGGTATCTAAAGAGATAGAAGTAGAAGGTAACGGTGTTCAC